ATCCAATTACCTCCTTCGGTGGTACTGTTTCTTACTATTATTATACGCTATTTCTCGTCAAAAATCAACCATTTGTTGTGACAGAGCCTTCCCAATAATCGAGAAAGCAGTCTGGGGTTTCCTCTTCCCTCAATATACTGATTATCGCAGTTCCTTTGTCTGGAATTGTCATATAATGTCGTTTCTGGGGGGGTAATTGTCATCTTTTGTCCTTTATTTGCACTCTCGCACTGTCATGTAATATAAATCTGTATCTACGTCCTTTCCACCTCATCCCCCATTTTCCCGCCCTGGCGGGATTTTTTTTGCCCAAAATTCAAGAATTTTCGTGGAATCGTCCTGCCGTTTTGAGAAAAACCCTGAGTGAAAGAGATAGACGCCCACAAAGGGTGGACGTCGGGAAAACCAAAAGGACACCCCCCAATGAACACAGACAGATTCCTCACCATCCCCGCGGAAGAGTACCACGCCGCCAGCAGGTGCGGCAGGTACATGTCGAGCCACAACCTGGCCGCCTTCCGCGAATCACCCGAACTCTATCGCCGCAAGACCAGCGGCGAAATCGCCGAGAGCGAAAGCCCGGCGCTGGCGCTCGGACGCGCCGCCCACTGCCTCATCCTGGAAGGCCGGGCCGCCTTCGACGAGCAGTTCCTCGTGGCGGACGGCCCGGTGAACCCGAAGACGGGCGAACCCTACGGCAAGACCACCAAGGCATACGCCGAGTGGATTGCGGCGCAGACGCGCGAAATCGTCAGCCCCAAGGACTTCGGCTTCATCGTGAAGCTCCAGAAGTCGGTCTGGCTGCACGACGCGGCCTCCGCCCTACTGGACGACGGCGTGTCCGAGGCGACCGTCCGGGCGGAGTACTGCCACGTCCCCTGCCAGATACGCATGGACTGGTTCTCCCGCGAATACGGCATCGTGGACCTCAAGACCTGCGACAGCCTCAAGTGGTTCGAGGGCGACTGCAAGCGCTTCGGCTATGTGTTCCAGATGGCGTTCTACCGCGCCGTATTGCGCGAGGCCACGGGCGAGACCGCACCCGTCCATCTCATCGCGGTGGAGAAGAACGAGCCGTTCAGCACGGGCGTGTGGGAGCTGCCGGGGGACGTCCTCGACCAGGCCGAGAAGGTCAACGAGGCCGCCCTCGTCCGCTACCGCAAGTGCCTCCAGACCGGCGAATGGCCGACCGGCTACGAGGAGGTCAGGGTCATCACCAGCCTATAAGGAGAAAACAGCCATGTCAATGCTCGAGAACATCACGCGAGGCCGCGAGAGCAAGCCTCCCCGCCTCTTCATCTACGGACAGGAAGGCGTCGGCAAGTCCACCATAGGCGCAGCCGCCCCCAACCCCATTTTCGTCCAGACCGAGGACGGCCTCGGCGAAATCGACACCGCAAAGTTCCCGCTGGCGAAGAACCTGAACGACGTCCTCGCCGCTCTCAACGCCCTGCGGGACGAGCCGCACGACTTCCAGACGGTGGTGCTGGACTCCGCGGACTGGCTTGAGCGGCTCATCTGGGACCAGGTGTGCGCCGAGTTCGGCGTCCGCTCCATCGAGAAGGCAGACGGCGGATACGGCAAGGGCTACGTCCACGCCCTCGGCCACTGGCGCAAGGTGGTCGCGCTGCTGAACGACCTGCGCGAGACGCGCGGGATGATTGTCATCGTCATCGCGCACAGCAAGGTCGAGCGGTTCGAGGACCCGGAGAACTCCGCCTACGACCGCTACACGCCCCGGCTGCACAAGTCGGCGACCAGCCTCCTCTGCGAGTGGGCGGACGCCGTCCTCTTCGCGACCAAGCGCTTCCGCGTGAGCAAGGAACAGGGCAGCGGCTTCCAGGGCGAACGCGCCATCGCGACCGCCATCGGCGCGGACGGCGGGGAGCGCGTCCTGCGCACCGTCGGCAGCCCCGCCTGCGTCGCCAAGAACCGCTTCGGGCTCCCGTCCGAAATCCCGCTCTCCTGGCAGTCCTTCATGGACGCATACATGGGCGCGTCCAGAGGAGGCGGAAATGTCTGAAAAAATCGTGACCGCCCGTCACCGCCAGGTCTGCGACGTCTGCCACGGGCATATCGAGGCGGGCGAGAGATGCCGCCTCATCCGCGACGACTTCTGGCCGCTGATGACGTGGTTCGAGCACATCCGATGCCCGTCGGCCTCCGCGCCGGTCGTCTGCGCCGCGCCGCGACCGCCAAAGCGTCCGGCAACCATTTCAATCCCGATTCCAGTATTCGCCCACTAACCACAAGGAGACCAACACAATGGCAACAATCAACTTCAACGTGTCCGAAGTCGCCCCCGCCCAGGAGTTCAAGCCCCTGCCCGAGGGCAAGTACGAAGCAGTCATCTCCGACTCCGACGTCAAGGCCACCCGCGCCGGCAACGGCAGCTACATCCAGCTCGAGTTCGAGGTCGTCTCCGGCGAACACAGGGGACGCCGCCTCTGGGGGCGCTACAACGTCGAGAACACCAACCGCGAGGCCGTCGAAATCGGCCGGGCGCAGTTCTCCGCCGTCTGCCAGGCCGCGGGCGTCCCGAACCCGCACGACACCGCCGAGCTCCACAACCGCACCCTCGTCCTCTCCGTCCGCTGCAGGCGGCGCAAGGACACGGACGAGCTCGAGAACGTCATCAGCGGCTACAAGCCCAAGGAGACGACGGCACAGACCGCCGCCCCCGTCCAGCAGCAGCCGCAAACCGCACCCTGGGCAAGGAAATGAGCATCATCGCAATCGCCATCATAGCGACGGCCATATCATGGCCGCAGCCGCCCCCGCGCGAAAGGCAGCTCCCTCTGCCGCCGCGCAGGGAGCAGCTCGTGGAAACATCAGGCCGCAAACGGCAAAGGAGAAAGAAACCATGAAGAGAATCCTCACCTCAATCCCCCTCGTCCCCCTGGCCTACATCGTCTTCCGCTTCCTCGACCTCTACGGAAACGCGTGGGTGGCCCGGATGAGGGCCGCCGACCCGCTGTTCCCGCAGACCGCCCTGGAGATGCTCCAGAAGACCTGCGTGGACCTGTTCCTCTTCCTCATCCCGTTCTTCCTCATGGTGGCCGCCATCCAGTTCGTCGTAAGCCGCGTCTGGGGATACCTCGTCGAGCGGGAGCGTGTCCACTACGAGGCCGAGCTGAGGAAATGAACGCCACGCTGACGCTGCCGTGGCCGCCCTCGGTGAACCACTACTACCGCCACGTCGGCCCGCGCGTCCTCATCTCGAAGGACGGGCGGCGGTACCGCGAGACGGTGGCGGCAATCGCCAGGCGGGCGGCCATCCCGACGTTCCGCGTCCCCGTGGAGGTCGAAATCGACCTCCACCCACCAGACAACCGGCGCAGGGACGTGGACAACTCCCTCAAATGCACCCTCGACTCGCTGACCTGCGCGGGGGTGTACGAGGACGATTCGCTGATAAGGAAACTGACGGCCACGATGATGCGGCCCGAGCCGCCCGACGGGCTGGCAACCATAAGGATTTCGGAACATGAACAGACGGAGACGCGAGGCGCGGGCGGAGCTGGTCCGCCAGTACCTTGAGACCATAACCAGCGACGAGCAGCGGCTCGTGTGCTTCCACCTGATGCGGGGCCTGGAGCCGGAGGAGATATGCAAGTCGATGAAAATCAGCCGGGAGAGGTTCGAGCTGATAAAGACGGAGACCGCCATCGAGATGAGGAACTTCGGACTCGCGCCGGAGGACTGGCCCGACGAGGAGGCGCTCGATGCCATTTGAACTCAGGCCATACCAGCAGGAGGCGGTGGACGCCGTCTACGACCACCTGCGGAGCAAGGACACCAACCCCTGCGCGGTCCTCCCCACGGGCACGGGCAAGTCGCTCGTGCTTGGGAAGATAGCCACGGACGCGGTGACGCTCTGGGACGGGCGGGTCCTCATCCTCGCCCACGTCCGCGAACTTCTGGAGCAGAACGCCGACAAGGTGCGGAGGCTCTGCCCCGACCTGCCGATGGGCATCTACTCGGCGGGGCTCAAGTCGCGGCACACGCGGGAGCCGGTCATCGTGGCCGGCATCCAGTCGGTGTACGACAAGGCCGACGCCCTCGGTCGCTTCGACCTCGTAATCATCGACGAGGCGCACCTCATCGCCCCCGACGGGGACGGGATGTACCGCACCTTCCTCAACGACATGAAGGTCATCAACCCGAACGTCCGCCTCATCGGGCTGACCGCGACGCCGTTCCGCCTCAAGGGCGGCGCCATCTGCAAGCCCGAGAACCTGCTCAACGAAATCTGCTACGAGGCGGGGCTCAAGGACATGATAGCGCAGGGCTACCTCTCGCCCATCGTGTCCCGCGCCGGGCGCGCCGAGGCCGACCTTTCGACCGTCCACATACGGGCGGGCGAATTCGTCCAGGACGAACTGGCCTCCGCGATGGACAGCGAGGAGCTGGTCAGGGCGACCTGCTCGGAAATCGCCATCCTGACGAAGGAGCGCAAGTCCGTCATCATCTTCTGCACCGGCGTGGAGCACTGCAGGCACGTCGCCGAGAAGATAACCGAGTACACGGGCAAGGAATGCGCCGTGGTGACTGGCGACACGCCCGCCTGGGAGCGCGACGAACTCATCGCCCGCTTCAAGGGGGAACACGTCCCCGCCGACCTCTTCGGAACGCCCAAGCCGCCGCTCAAGTACCTCTGCAACGTCTCGGTGCTCACCACGGGCTTCGACGCCCCCAACGTGGACTGCGTGGCGATGCTGCGCCCGACCCAGTCGCCGGGGCTGCTGCTCCAGATAGCGGGGCGGGGCCTGCGCCTCTCGCCCGAGACCGGCAAGAAGGACTGCCTCTTCCTCGACTACGGCGGCAACATCCTGCGGCACGGTCCGCTCGACACCATCAAGGCGCGGGAACCGGGCGCGGGAGGCACGGGCGAAGCGCCCGCGAAGCAATGCCCGGAATGCCGCGCCCTCATCCACGCGGGCTACGGCAAATGCCCCGAATGCGGCCACGTGTTCCCCGCGAAGGAGACATCGAACCTCACGGAGCACGCCTCCACCGAGGGCGTCCTGTCGGGCGAAATCACAGACACCGACCACGAGGTGACGGACGTCTCCTACTCGCCGCACGTCAAGCGCGACGCCGAGCCTGGGACGCCAAGGACGATGCGCGTGGAATACCAAATCGGCCCCGGCTGCTACAAGTCCGAGTGGGTCTGCCCGGAACACACGGGCTACGCGAGGCGCAAGTTCGAGAAGTGGTGGCTTGAGCGGTGCGCCGACGGATGCCCCGTCCCCAACACCGTGGACGAGGCGGTCTCCTGGGCGGAGGCGGGCGCACTGGCGGCCCCGAAGACCATCACCGTCCGCTCCGTGGCGGGCGAGAGGTTCGACCGCGTCCACAGGGCCGTCATCGGCGAAAGGCCGGAGATGACCGACAGGCTGATGTGGCTGCTCGAAAGCGGACCCGTCACCACGCCGCCCGGAGGAATCCCGCCCGTGGCAGACGATGACATACCATTCTAACCAGAAGGAGAGCAATGAAATACACGCAGATATTCCCAACCGTCCTGATGACGCTCGACGCCCTGGCGGCCACCGCATACGGATTCAACGGCGACTGGCGGCGCACAATCTACTGGCTTGCCGCCGCGACCCTCACAGCAACCGTAACCTTCTAACCACAGGGAGACACAATGAGAAAACTCGCTTCAATCGTAACAATCGCCACCGCCGAGCCGATAGCCGACTCCGACAGGCTCGACGTGGTCACCATGAAGGGCAAGGGCTGGCGCGTCGTCACAGGCCGGGGCGAATTCAAGCCCGGCGACACCGCCGTCTATTTCGAAATCGATTCGGCTCTTCCAGCCGACGACGAACGCTACGCCTTCCTGCGCGACCGCTGCCTCCGCTCCTGGACCGACAAGCACGGCAGGGTTCTGATGCAGGCCATCCGAATCCGCACCGTCAAGATGCGCGGCGTCATCTCGCAGGGGCTGGTGATGCCGGTCTCGCTCTTCCCCGAACTCGCGGCAATCATGAACGGCGAGGACGACATCCTCAGAGTCAGGCACTTCGACGACATCGACGCGGAGATGAAGGCCGCACTCGACACCAGCCGACCGCAGGGATTCGGGCGCAGGGAGGGCAACTTCCCCTCCTGGATTCCCAAGACCGACGAGGAGCGCATCCAGAACCTCGCCGACTGGCCGGGCATCCTCAAGGGCGTCCTCTGGGAGGTCACCGAGAAGGCCGACGGCTCCTCGATGACCGTGTTCCGGGCTCCGTCCATGCGGCCCGACAGGCCGTTCGGCGTGTGCAGCCGCAACTTCGAACTTGAGCGCGACGAGACCAACGCCTGGTGGGAGGCCGCCGTCAAGTACGGCATCGAGGGCAAGCTCGCCGCCCTTGGCCGTGAAATCGCCGTCCAGGGCGAGCTGGTCGGCCCCGGCATGAACGGCAACCGCGACCTGCTGCCCGAAAGGGAGTTCCGCGTGTTCCGCATCTGGGACATCGCCAACGGGCGGTACCTCGGCTCGACCGAGCGCAGGGAGCTGTGCGCCCGCCTCGGGCTGCCGCATGTCAAGGTCGTCGCACCCGCGATGGACGTGTTCTCCGAGCTGCCCTCCGTGGACGCCGTGCTGAAGTTCGCAGAGGGCGCGACCGGTCGGGGGCACGAGCGGGAGGGGCTGGTGTTCAAGGAGGCCGACTGCGAATACCCGCGCTCCTTCAAGGCCGTCAGCAACCGCTATCTGCTGAAGTTGAAATGAGAAGGACGCTTGCCATAATCGCCGCAGCCGTCCTGCTTGGCGGCTGCGCCACGAAGCCGACCTTCATCGAATACTACCCTCCCGCGACCGACGCGGAGCAGTCCGCAGGCCACGGGGCGGTGAAGGCCGTCGACTACCGCAAGCCCGCGGGCGTCGTCACCATCTTCGGATTCTCGCTGTTCTGAGCAAAGGAGCATAAATGCGCACATTACAACATCAAATCCAGAGAAGCCAGCGCTGTGGAGACTTGCTCGTGGAGCTGGCGGCGACCGCCATCGCGTTCGCCGTCATCGCCATCGCGGCGGCCCTCTTCTGCTGGAGCTTCTTCATCCCATACCACTGGCGCTACTCCGTCGGCGCAATCCTCGCCACGGTCATGCTCAAGTGGATAGTCCCAAACCTCCAACGCAAATAGGAGAACGACATGGAACACATGACAATCGAATGGCAGACCGAGGCCAGCGAGAGCAAGACCGAGCAGGCCAGCCCGGACGGACGCTGGCATCTCGACACCAAGGTCGAGCGCAACGGCGTCCGCCGCGTCACCCTGGTCAACTACGACATCCTCGGCTCGCCCGTCGGCATCGGCGAGAGCCAGCTCGAGTGCTGGCGCGACTTCGTGGAACACTGCGAGAGTCTCGCGGTGAAACTGGAGAAGGTCAAGGCGGAGGCCGCCGCCATCCTGGCGGGGCTGGAGAACGACAACAAGGAGGAAGGCAAATGATTGAAATCACCAGAAACTACGGCGCGAAGACGCTGCGCATGTTCGTCGAGGACGGCTCCGTCCTCATCTCGGCAAGGGACATCGGGACCCTCATCAACGACAGGAACCCCAGCCGCCGCCTGGAGCGCGCGGGCGTCCTGTCCTCCCGCTACCGCCTGGCGGACACCAACGGCGGCGTCCAGCGCCTGCGCCTGGTCACGCCCAAGGAATGCGCCGCCGTCCTCGGAGGCATTCGCCCCACCGCCGCCCACCACGCGCTGCTCGGCTGGCTGAAGGACGTGTTCCGCGAACTCGGCGCGATGAAGTGCGACTTCTGCGGGGGCTGCTGAAACCATGAAGGAGCCGCGGCAGTACCTCGCGTCCGGCCTGTCCGTGCTCCCCGCAGACCGAACGCGCAAATGCCCGTCGGTGGCCTCCTGGAAGGAGTTCCAGGGGCGCCGCCCGACGGAGGCCGAGGTGGACTCGTGGTTCCGGGCAAGCGACGACGCCGTGTGCGTCGTGTGCGGCAAGGTGTCCGGCAACCTCGAGTGCATAGACTTCGACAACCACGGGGAGCTGTTCCCGAAATGGGCGGAGGCGCTCCCGCAGGAGCTCTACGACCGCCTTGTCATAGAGAGGACGCCGTCGGGCGGATTCCACGTCTCGTACAGATGCGCGGAGCCCGTCTGCGGCAACCTCAAGCTGGCGGTCGGGATGCGTGACGGCAAGCGGACGACCCTCATAGAGACGCGAGGCGAAGGAGGCCTCATCCTCTGCGCCCCAAGCCAGGGCTACGTCCTCTGCCAGAACGACTACGGGCATCTCCCCACGCTGGCGAATGAGGAGCGCGAGACGCTCCTCGACGCCGCGTGGAAACTCAACGAGATTGCCGAGGAGGAGGAGCCGCAGCCGCAGACCGAGACGCAACAGCCCGTCGGACAACCCGTCGCATCTGCCGCCCCTGCGACCCGCCCCGGCGACGACTTCAACGCGAGGGGCGACTTCCGGGTATTGCTCCAGAGGCACGGCTGGAAGCCGCTCCGCACGACGCCGGACGGCAACGAGCACTGGCAGAGGCCTGGCAAGAAAGGCGACGGCACGTCGGCGACGCTGAAGGACGGCTCGTTCTACGTGTTCTCGTCCAACGCATCTCCCTTCGAGCCGGAGAAATCCTATTCGCCCTTCATGGCATACGCGCTGCTGGAGCACAACGGCGACTGCGTGGAGGCCGCCTCCACCCTCTCAAGGGAGGGATACGGAAGCGCTCCCGTGCAGGACACGTCGGGCATAGACTGGTCGGCGTTCAGGCCGAAGGCGGAGCAGCCGCAGGGCAGCCTCGCCGTGCTGGACGCGGAACCGCCCGAGCCGGAGCGACCGTGGCGCAAAATCACTTCCGACGACGTGCGGGACGCCCTCGAAGGGACGCTCCTGGGCGACATCGCCGCCCTCTACGGCTCGGTGACGAACCCGCCGCTGCCCATAGAGGCGGCGTTGCAGAAGGCGGTCGTGACGGCGGGGTGCTGCCTCACGGGACAGGCCACGCAGGAGGAGCTCAACGCAAGGCACGGCGGCGGCAACGTCGCAGGTGTAATGCTCACGGGGGCGAACAGGGCGCGGCTCGTCATTGACACGGCGGGCGGGCAGCTCTGCAACGTCTACGCGATGATATGCGCGAACTCCGCGTCGGGCAAGGACATCGGAAACCTGCTCGGAAAGTTCGCGCACTTCAACAACACCAGCGCGCTTCCCAACGGCCAGCCGGGGACGGCGGGCGACTGGAACATCGGCAACGCGGGCTCCGCCGAGGGGCTTGCATACGCCCTCACGAAGAAGCCCAACGGCCTCATCCAGATAGGTGAGCTGGCAAACTGGATTGACCCGAACCACTGGCAGCACAAGGCGACGGGATTCCTCACCGAGGCGTTCGGCTCAGGCTCGTTCTCGCAGACCTTCTCCGAGCGCGGCAAGGGAAGCCCGATGCGCTCGGCGGACTTCTGCGCCCCCAACATCATAGCCAATATCCAGCCAGACGTGTTCGACGCATACGTCTCGCAGATAGACCTCGACACAGGCTTCCTCGGACGCTTCCTGTTCGCGCGGATGCCCGAATTCTACGGCGACCCGAGGAACTTCGACATGGTGGCTACGCTCACGCGACTCCAGGAGCTGGCGCAGCCGTTCCTGCTCAAGCGAGGGCTCGTGAAGTTCGAGGAGGGATACCAGCTCGGGCTGAAATCCGTGTTCTACGGCAACTGCGAGAGGAAACTCTACCCCTCCTGGAGGCGGCTCATCAGCGAATACTACCCGCGCCTGTGCGTCATGCTTTCGCCGACGCGGGACCTCGCTACCCTTGGCGAGGAGGTCGTCATCACGGAGGACACGAAGGCGCGCGCCGCGCTGATTACCAAGTGGTATTTCGCACAGGCGGAGAAGATGCTGTTCAACATCTCCCCGAACTACGGCAAGTCCAGGGACACGGAGAGGCTGTTCAGGCGGCTCTTCGAGATAGTCCGGGACGCGGACAGGGGGGACGGCGTGCGGCTGGGGACAATCTCGCAGAACGCCAACGGAACGGGGACCAACTCGAAGCAGCGCCTCGACATCCTCATGGAGCTGGTCGAGCGGCGATGGCTGAAGACGGAGAACGGCAGATACAGCGTGGACCGTCCGCCGCCCGGATGGGAAGTGCCGAGAAAGCGCCGCAAACGGCGCGGAGAAGGCGGAGACGAAGGTTAGGAAAAGGTTAGAAACACGTTAGGAGACGTTAGGAAAATCCGATTTTTTCCTAACCTTGAATGGCGCAGGTTAGGAAAACAAAGCCAGTTTCCTAACCTTTCCTAACCATTTCCTAACCATTTTCCTAACGCATAAACTGCTCAAACACACACAAATATCTCAAAATACATGTGTGTGTTAGGAGATGAGGGTGTACCCGCGTGAAAATCGCCCGAAAACGGGCGGGTATACCACGCGCGCGAGAAAAATCCTAACATGAGAAGGAGACCAATGGCAAAACGAATCTTTTACAGGAACTGCAAGGGAAAAACCGTGTTCGAGGGGACCGATGCGCAGGAGTTCCAGAGAAAGGTCGACAACGCTGAAATCTGCGCGACTTGCAGATTCAGCACCCTCGACAATCTCTCATGGACAATCAGAGATGACAGCAATGGAGAAATCCGCTTCGAGTGCGGGGAATGCCGCCTGAATCCACCAGGCGATGAAGGTTTTCCAGCAGTATTAGGAGGACAATGGTGCGGACGCTACGAACGCGGCTGCCCCTGGAGGAAACATGGAATCTAAACACACCACAACCGACCGTGCGGACGCGCACACCGTCCGCATCGAACCGCAATGCCAGCCGTGCCGTTGCTGCCGCCCCTGCCAGTGCCCGTGCCGCCAGTGCCCATGCCAGCCGCAGCCCCAGTGGCCGCAATGGCCCGACTGGCCGTGGCGTCAGCCGTGGCAGCCGATGCCGGTCTGGTGCTGACGCGCACAGACGCGCCACGTCGCGCCCGGTTCGCGGCGGGGCATCCCGCCCGCAGGGCGCGGAAACGCGCGAAACACCGCGAAAGAAGCCCCTTTCCGCCCGAATCCGGGCGGGAGGGGGCCGACGGGGGGCGGGAGGGCCCCCGGGGGCGGGTTCTCCCTAAAAATCCCTCCAGGGCGGGCGGGCGGAAGGAGTCCCCTTATAGGGCAGAGTTTCCGCGGACGTCCGCTTTTTCCAGAAACCAGTTTTTTCCGCAAAGGAGAGACATGCAAATCACCATGATGAACATCGCGGACATCCGCCCGTATGAGCGGAACCCGCGCCACAACGAGGAGGCGGTGGACGCCGTGGCCCGCTCCATCAGGGAGTTCGGCTTCCGCAACCCCGTCATCCTCGACAAGGACCATGTAATCGTAGCGGGCCACACCCGCGTCCTCGCCGCCAAGTCGCTGGGGCTGGCGGAGGTCCCCTGCGTCATAGCCGAGGACCTGACACCCGAGCAGGTGAAGGCCTTCCGCATCGCGGACAACAAGACCGCCGAAATCGCCGAATGGGACTACGAGCTGCTGCCCGTCGAGCTGAAGGAACTCCAGGGCGGAGGCTTCGACATGAGCCTGCTTGGCTTCGACACGACGGAGCTGGAGAGGCTGCTCTCGGACGCGAAGGACGAACTCAAGGAGGGCGAGACCGAGCCCGACGCAGTGCCCGACGCGCCCGACGTCCCCGTCTCCCGCCCCGGCGAGGTGTACCTCCTCGGAGGCCACCGCCTGATGTGCGGAGACTCGACCTCGAAGGAGGACACGGCGAGGCTGATGGGCGGCGGCAGGGCGCGGCTCTACCTCACCGACCCGCCGTACAACGTCGCGCTGGAGGGGAGCAACGGCCTCACCATCGCCAACGACGACATGGAGAGCGGCGAGTTCCGCCAGTTCCTCGACAAGGCGTTCGGGGCGGCGGCGGGATTTCTGGAGCCGGGGAGCGCGTTCTACATCTTCCACGGCGACAGCGAGTCTGCCAACTTCCGCCTCGCGGCGGCTGGCGCGGGGCTGGAGGTCCACGAGACCCTCTACTGGGTCAAGAACGCGCTGGTGCTTGGCCGCTTCGACTACCAGTACATCACGGAGTCCTGCCTCTACGGCTGGACGCCGGGGGCGGCGCACCGCTGGTTCGGCGACCGCAGCCAGACCAACGCCCTCAAGTTCGACAAGCCCCGCTGCAACGACGTGCATCCCTCGATGAAGCCCGTGGAGATGCTGGCCTACCTCATAAGGAACAGCTCGGCGCGGAGCGACGTCGTGCTGGACAACTTCGGCGGAAGCGGCTCCACCCTCGTCGCCTGCGAGCAGACGGGGCGGCTCTGCCGCACGATGGAGCTCGACCCGAAATACTGCGACGTCATACGCCGCCGCTGGGCGGAGTTCACCCAGGGCGAAGGCTGCGACTGGCAGGCGCTCACCCCCGCGGAGGGGAAGGAAGAAGAAGACAACGACAACACGGAGGAACAACAGTGATTCGGACAAGCGAATGGGTCTCCCTCGGCCACCCGGACAAAATCGCCGACTACATCAGCAGCTACCTTCTCGACCGCTACATCGAGCGCGACCCGAAGACCCGCTTCGCGGTCGAGGTGATGGTCAAGGACCAGATTGTCACGCTCGGCGGCGAGATCGCCAGCGAGGCCGACTTCAGCGACGATGAAATCACCGCCTTCGTGCGGAAGGCCGTCAACGAAATCGGATACACGCGCGAATACCAGCAGAAGTGGGGGCGCGAGAACACCATCTGCGGCGACGAGATGGAGATCTATCCCCTTCTCGGCAAGCAGTCCCCGGACATCGGACAGGGCGTGGAACGCGACGCCTGGGGCGACCAGGGCATCTTCCACGGAATGGCGCTCGACCGCCCGTCCAGCGGCAACATGCCCCGCGACCACTACCTCGCGAGAAAACTCGGGCAGTCTCTCTTCCGCTCCCGCCTCGGAGGCCTGGACATCAAGACGCTGGTGGCGACCAGCGACGGCAACGCCAGCCACGTGACCATCGCCATCCCGCTGCGCGACGGCGACTGGAACGACGTCCTCGTCCGCCAGAAGGCGGAGGACATCACAGGCTGCCGTGACATCACCATCAACGGCACGGGGCGGTACCTCCGCCATTCATCCCTCGCCGACTGCGGCGTGACGGGGCGCAAGCTGGCCGTGGACCTCTACGGCGGCAACTGCCGCATCGGCGGCGGCTCCCCCTGGACCAAGGACGGAAGCAAGGCCGACCTCACCTTGAACATCCACGCCCGGCAGCTCGCCCTCGACTACATGAGGGCGAACCGCCTGCGCGGGGTCTGCACCTCCATCTCCTGCTCCATCGGCTCCCCGGAAATCGAGGTCTCCTACCAGGACGGCCACGGGCACGAGCTGAAGGCGGAGAAGGTCGTGGCAAAGCCCTCCGAGCTCATCAAAAAGTACGGGCTCGACAAGCCAATCTATGCGAAGATGTGCAGGGAGGGCCTGTTCAATGGCGTCCGCTGACCTCGTAGGCTGGCTGGTCACCGCCACCTGCCTCGCGGGGACGGTCCTCAACGTCAAGAAGGTGCGGTGGTGCTTCCACCTCTGGGCGGTCGGGAACATAGCGTGGCTGGCCATCGACCTCTCCAACCGCCTCTATTCAAGGGCATTCCTTGACCTCGTGCAACTCGCCCTCGCTGTATGGGGCGCGGTCGAGTGGAAGCGGCGCAAGGCGTAGAAAATCGAAGGGGCGGCATCCGATAAGGGTGCCGCCCCGCGTCTACGTCAGGCAAGTTCGAACCTACCGCGCTCGGCGGACTTTTTGATGCGCGGATTGGTGGAGTTCTTGATTTCGAGGAAGAAGCCGCCGTAGAGGCTCTGCTCGGGCGTTCTGCAGGCGGTCGGCGTCCAGAGGCCGCGCTCCGTGGCGAGCTTCACGATTTCCCGCGTGTTGAGCGGCCTGCCTTCCTGCTTCAGCACTTCGATGCCCGCGTTGACGAGTGAGAGCTTCTTCTGCGGCTTCGGGGTATCCTGCGCGGGTTCGGCAGGCGTGGCGGCGTCCGCGACCTCGGCGGCGAGTTCCGGCATCGCGGCGACCTGCGCCGCCACCTGCGGGGCGACCGCCTCGGCGACGCGCTCCGCCACGTATTCCATCGCCTCGGCGACCACGCTGCCCGCGCGGCTCACGAGTTCCTCAACCTTCATGGTCTTGAACTCCCTTCCGGTGGATTCGCTTTTCACCACCGCCCTGTCGGGGCGGACCTCCACGACCTCGCATGATATGAGGTTTCTTCCGACCTTGACGAGAACCTTGTCGCCGGGATTCAGACTGTGCAGCTTGACCATGTTCGTTGCTCCTTGTTGCTGATTGGGTTGCGGTTATGCGCGCCCACCTTGGGCACGCGGCTTTAATAGGCCGCCCCTTTCAAGTTAATCCAGTCGGTTTCGGAGGAAAAGACAGATAAAAACCAACTTTCTTCGCAGAAGGAGGAGAATATGCCCAACACCACGGTGAACCCGCTGGCGCTGCCCGCGGGCGACCTCATGCGGATGCTCCGAAGGTCGGGGTGTCCGCAGATGACGGACGAGACGCTCCAGCGCCTCATCGACGACGGCCTGCCGCTGAATGCGGACGGGACATTGAACATAATCGAATTCACGGCATGGATGCTGAAGGAGGTGCAAGGCCATGGCAGTCAACCCGCTCAGATTCAAGCCGACTGAAATACTGCGGCTTCTCAACTCCACCCCCGTCGGCACGGTCGCCAACGAGCGGCTGCTGCGCCGCCACCGCGACGCGGCGGGGATGAACATCTCGGACGACGCGGGGCAGACGGTCAACATATTCAAGTACGCCGCCTGGCTGACCCGCCGCTGGCTGGAGCGGGACGAGAACCCGCCGCAGACATACGACGGCAAGAAGGAGGCGGTCCGCAACCGCAACATCGCCCTCGCCCTGGCGGGGCGCGACATCGGGGAACTGCCGGAGGTGGCGCACCCCGAGACCAAGGCGCAGTGCAGGACGGATTTCCGCCTGTTCTGCGAGACCTACTTCCCCGAGACCTTCACCCTGGCGTGGAGTCCCGACCACCTCAAGGCCATCTCGAAGATTGAGACGGCGGTGCTCCAGGGCGGCCTCTTCGCCCTGGCGATGCCGCGCGGCTCGGGCAAGACGCAGCTCTCCGAGACGGCGGCGATATGGTCGATGCTCTACGGCCACCGCGAGTTTGTCTGCCTCATCGGCGCGACCGAGACCGCCGCGCTGGAGATGCTGGACTCCATCAAGACGGAGCTGGAGGTCAACGAGAGGCTGGAGGAAGACTTCCCCGAAACCGTGTTCCCGATAAAGTGCCTCGACGGAATCGCCAACCGCTGCGCTGGGCAGCTCCACCGTGGCGAGAGGACGCGCATCGTGTGGACCAGCAACGAAATCGTCCTGCCGACCATCAAGGGCAGCCCCGCGTCGGGCGTGGTGGTCCGCGTGGCGGGCATCACGGGGCGCGTCCGCGGCATGAAGTTCAAGCGGGCGGACGGCAGGAGCGTGCGCCCAAGCCTCGTCATCGTGGACGACCCGCAGACCACCGAAAGCGCGGGCAGCGTGGAGCAGACTCGGAAGCGCGTCCGCGTCCTGGCGGGCGACATCCTGGGCCTCGCCGGGCCGGGGCAGAAGATCAGCGGGATCATGCCCTGCACGATCATCCGCCCGGGCGACATGGCCGACATCATCCTGAACCGGAACACCCATCCGGACTGGAACGGCGAAAAGACGAGGATGATCTATGAATTTCCGGCGAATAGGAAGCTCTGGGAGGAATACGCCGAGATCCGCGCAGAGGCCCTGCGGACGGACGGCAATTTCCAGAAGGCGACGGACTTCTACCTTGCCCACAGGGAAGCGATGGACGCAGGAGCGGTTGTTTCGTGGGAGGCTCGGTTCAACCACGACGAGGCGTCGGCGCTCCAGCACGCGATGAACTTGAAATTTCAGGATGAGGCGGCTTTCGCCAGCGAGTATCAGAACGATCCTCTGCCGGAGGATACGCTGGATAATTCAATGCTCTCCGTTGACGCGATCTGCGACAAGGTCAACGGCCTCGCGAAGGGGAAGGTCCCGCTTGCCTGCGACAAGCTCACGATGTTCGTCGACGTCCAGAAGACGCTCCTCTTTTATGTGGTGGTCGCGTGGGCGGAGAACTTCACCGGGGCGGTCGTGGACTACGGGACGTATCCAGACCAGCACCGGCGTCAGTTCTCGCTTTCGGACGCGAACCCGACCATCCAGTCGGTTTTCCCGAACGCGGGGCTGGAAGGCGGGCTCTACGCCGCTCTGAACGCGTTGACGGAGGACTGCCTCTCCCGGGAATGGGAACGGGAGGACGGTGCGATGCTGAAGATCGAACGGGCGATGGTCGACGCGAACTGGGGCCAAAGCACAGACATCGTGTATCAGTTCTGCCGGGCAAGCGCGTATTCCGGCATCCTCATGCCAAGCCATGGCCGTTACGTGGGCGCGTCTTCGAAACCGATGACCGAATACAGAAAACAGCCCGGCGACCGGCTCGGCTTCAACTGGATGATCCCGAACGTCGCGGGCAAACGCGCGATCCGGCATGTGATTTACGACACCAACTACTGGAAGAGTTTCGTTCACGCCCGGCTCGCGGTCCCGTTGGGCGACAAGGGATCGCTGTCCCTCTACGGACGTGTTCCCGGCGTCCATCAGCTTCTGGCCGAGCACCTGACCGCCGAATACCGCGTGAAAACGCAGGGACGCGGACGGACCGTCGACGAATGGAAGCTCAAACCCGAAAGAAACGACAACCACTGGCTTGACTGCTGTGCCGGGTGCGCCGTCTGCGGTTCCATGCTCGGCGCGGCGTTGCCGGAACTCAAGGCATCCCGAACCGCGGCAAAGCCGAGAATCCGACTCTCCGACAAGCTCCACGGCGGAAGCGCAATTCCTTCGGCTCAAGTTCAGCAGACCACCACCGGGAAGCTCAAACTTTCCGAGATCAGGAGACAGAAACATGGATGACAAAATCATACGGCGGATCGCCGAAATTCTGGCGGAAGCGATCCTTGGAAAAAAACTTGCCGGATAGTTCAAAGACCGACTTGCTGTATCGCTCGATCCACGCTTTCTATATACGGCGGAACGAACCATTCTGAAAGAAGGAGGAAAACAAAATGGCGGTAAAAACAAACATCCGGACGCGGGTGGCGGAACTTCAGCGCATGGAGCTGCCGGAACTGCGGAAGATCTGGTTGGAGGAGTTCGCCCGACAAGCGCCGGACTGCGGAAGCACCTTCCTGCGGAGGCGTCTGGCCTGCCGCATCCAGGAAAAATTCTATGGATGCGTGCTGAGCGATGCGGCGGAGCGGATTCTCTCGGAGGTCGGCGACCGGCCGAAGGTCCGTCCGAACGCCGCCGGGATCCTTCCCGGCACGAGATTCGAGCGGAAATGGAAAGACAAAATCTATATTGTCACCGCCCGTGAAAACGGGTTCGAACTGGACGGAAAGCATTTCAAGACCCTCTCGGGCGCGGCGACGGCGATCACCGGCACCTGTTGGAGCGGCAAAAAATTCTTCGGGGTGAAGTAATGAATGAAAAAGCGGAAAAGAAACGGTGCGCGGTTTACACTCGGAAAAGCGTGGAGGAGGGGCTGGAGATGGAATTCAACAGTCTCGACGCCCAGCGTGAGGCGGGGGAGAACTATATCGCCAGCCAGAAAATGAACGGCTGGGTCTGTATTCCGGAACGCTACGACGACGGTGGCTGGTCGGGCGGAAACATGGAACGTCCCGCGCTGAAACGCCTGATGTCGGACATCGAGGCGGGAAAAATCGACATGGTAGTGATTTATAAGCTGGATCGCCTTTCCCGCTCGCTGATCGACTTTGCCGACTTGCAGACCTTCTTCGACCGCCACAGCGTGTCGTTTTGCGCGGTCACGCAGGAAATCAACACGAGCACGAGTTCGGGGCGGATGATGCTCAACATCCTGATCTCCTTCGCGCAATACGAACGGGAGATTATCGCCGAACGCATCCGCGACAAGATCGCCGCCAGCAAGAAGCACGGAAAATTCTGCGGCGGGGTTCCGATGCTGGGCTACAAGCCGGATCCGGACACCAAGAAACTGCAGATCGTCCCGGAAGAGGCGAAGACCGTCAAGGCCATCTATGAGAAGTATATGCTCTTCCGGTCGTTGCGGTGCGTGGTGAGTGAACTCAACCGGCTCGGTTCCCATACGAAGGAATGGACTTCGGCCAGGGGGAGGGCGCACAAGGCGCGGCCGTGGGACACCGGTTCGGTCTACCGCATCCTTTCAAGCCCGATCTATGCCGGGTATGTCAGCCATTACGACGAGCATTACGAAGGGGAGCACAAGGCCATCATCGACCGGGCGGTCTGGAAAAGCGTTCAGGAGATGATGCGCGGCAACAGGGGAAACACGAACGGCAAGAAACGCACGTCCCTCGGGAATCCCTTCTCCGGCCTTATAAAGTGCGGATGCTGCGGAGCCGTCATGACCTCGACATACTCCTGCCGCCACGGGCGCAAATACTTCTATTATTTCTGCCAGCGGCGCAGCCGGAATCCGGAGCATGTCTGCGGAATGAAACGCATTCCCGCCGGGGACATCGAACAGGCGGTCATGAAACAGCTGGCCGGACTCTTCCGGACGCCGTCGATCCTCCGGGCCACGCTGGACGCCGTGCGGGAACGTGAGGATGCCCTCCGGGAAAGCCTTAGCCATGACCGCGAGATACTCGATGCGAAGCTCGGCGAGCTGAAGAAAGCCGCTTTGGAAGGGAATGCCGACCTTGCCGGGCTGAAGGAAACGGGAAGCCGTCTTGCCGAGGTGAAACGCCAGCTGGATGTCCTTGTCCGTTCATCCACGGAGGAGGAGATCATCGCCGCGCTGGGCGACGCCTCCGGTCTGTGGGAGTTCCTGATTCCCGCCGCGCGGTACGAACTCCTCCAGCTCGTCATCGGAAGCATTGTCGTGTCGCCGGACAAAATCAAGCTGGTCCTCCGCGTCGAAGGGCTGAAACAGCTGGCCGAGGAGATGGCCGTCGGCGGATACTTCTCGGAGAGTCACGATGTCTCGGAGGAAGAGTTGCCGGAGATGGAACAGCGGGTTTTGGACGACGGCGGAATCGAACTCACGATGCCGCTCAAGCTGAAAAGCATTGGCGGACACCGCAACGTCATCGTCCCGGAGGGAAATGGCATGACGCTCCGGCAGGACGCCGTCATCCGCGCGATTCACAACGCCCGGAAGTGGACGGACATGGTGGTCACGGGACAGGCGGCCAATCTGAGTGACCTTGCGAAAAAGCTTGGTCTGGCCGCGCCCTACGTCACACGCATCCTCGGCCTGGCCAATCTCGCTCCGGACATTGTCGAAGCCGTCTGCAATGGTTGCGAACCGGAAGGAGTCTCCCTTGCGCGTCTCGTCAAGGGCTTCCCGGACGACTGGGTTGAGCAGAGGATGGTAATGGGATTCCAGAGCCAATAG